TAAGATACCTGTTATTGGTCCATATGCTACTGCGACGGAACAGGGAGCAAAGGCGATTAGTTCCATTGCCAATCGCTTGGGTTATTGTAATCCTCCAGTCTTGGACAATGTTGCTCCTCTGAAACCTACTGCTGTGCCACCATTGGCATCGACGGAGATTAGTTATCCTGTGGAGAAACTTACGATTGATCCAAAGAATGAATTAACCATTGATCCAGGTGTGGTCGGATTACCATCAACAGATGAATTATCCATACCGCATTTCGTGCAGCGTGAGTCTTATTTAACCCAAACAACCTGGCATTCTTCGGACACATCAGAAACTATTTTGTTTTCGAGTGCTGTTTTACCTGCCATGTTTGATAGAGTTGTTAATACATCATACAATGCGGTGTATGGGACGCCAATTTCTCATATATCTCAGATGTTTCGGTATTGGCGAGGAGGAATTATCTTTCGATTTAGATTCATAGCATCTAAATACCATAAGGGTCGTGTTCGCATAACATATGACCCCACCGGTCAGGGTTCGAACAATATTATCGCCTTGACAGCTACCCAACCAACGTGTTTTACACAAGTTGTTGACTTGGGTGCTGATACTGACGTGGAAGTTAAGATACCATACATACAAGCGTTGGGTTGGTTGCGAACATTATTTTATTCGACCACTGATCCTACAGGTATATGGTCGACCAGTAGTGCTCCTTCGTTTGCGAATAACCCTGGTTTCTCAAATGGAACTATAGTAATGCGGGTTGTCACAGCTCTGACAGCACCAGTTGCGAGTTCCAATATTCAGGTTCTAGTCAGTGTACGTGGTGCACCAGATTTAGAATTTGCAGCACCTATTTCGATGGATCCATATACATCCAATATAGCACCCCAAGCTGGATCTATTAAGTTAGAAGCCCAGGCCGGTGAACAAGTTGTAATTGCCGGTGAAGAGTATGTCACGCCAGGTTCGCGCTTTTTGGCAAATCATGGTGAAGCAATAGTTAGCTTGCGACAACTCTTTCGTCGTTATAACCTAAACTGGATATATAGATTAGCTAATGACACAACACTAGATAGTGTTGTGCAAATGACTATGACACGTTATCCGTGGTTTGCTGGATATGAGGCTGGAGGCTTATTTTCAGCTACTTCTACCATAGCAACTGGACAAAAACCTTACCAGTTTGCAACAAACATTCCCCTTACGTGGATTGGGAATTGTTTTATTGCATCCAGGGGAGCTGTGAACTGGGTGTTTAATTATGATTCTGCTATCCCTATGAAGCAAGTACGATATTATAGAACAAGTTCGACAATAGCAGGTTATGCTTCAACTAATATACTAATATCAACCACAGAATCCAAGTTCGCATCGACGTTCTTGAATGTAAGTGAAGCTGGGTGTGGTGGCTCAGCCTTAACTAATCAGTTAACCAATGGTTGCTTGACAGTGTCGCACCCCATGTACAATAACTTTTTGTTTGAGTACGTAACTCCGACTAACTGGAACAATGCAACCACATTACCATCACCAGCATCATCTTCGTCAGATGGTGCTAGATATAATTTAGGAATTCTAGAAGTTATAGATCCTAATTATAACGCCAACCCTTCGCGCATATATGCGCATGTTGCTGCTGGCACCGACTTTTCGTTATTGTTTTTCATTAACGTACCCGTTGTGTATACTTATGCACAACCCGCCACGGTCTAAGAGACTGTGGTAAAATATTATCTGTACGGTGGATAATATCTTTCATTAGAAAGTTTTAAAGCTCCGTGACCCTATACGTTTATATAATAAAATTTGGAAAAATTATAAAAAGTTATATCTTCTTGTTTACATGTTTTAAGGGGTCTCGGCCCTGGAATTTCCATGGCTTTATAGC